GTCCACAACTCCGATTTAAAACCGACCGGCGACCTTTGCCCTTGTCGCCTTTCGTCCCGCCCGCTAGCCGTGCAGTCCTGTTTGCGGTGGTAGCTCAGCTGGATAGAGCAGCGGTTTTCTAAACCGCTTTTTACGGGGCTATGGGTGAAAAGTTGACACGTTCGAGCGGGATTTTTGGCAACTCGGACGAAAAATCGCATCGGAAAACGGCGGTGTAATGCTTCCGCAACTACGCACATCGGGCGCAAGGATCAGTCGTCCTTGGCAGGTGGAAGGGACGGAACCTGGGGAACGATCAGACCGATGGCGCGATTCTCGCGCTCGAGCTCGGCGGACCAGCGCTCTTGCTCGCGGCGGGTCCAGCTTTCGCGCACATCGTCGCGGAGACCGCGGAGCTGATTGCGGATTCCGAAAAGGCCGGCAGCCACGGCCCACGTCGCGCAGATCAGGAGGCCGGAGATCGGGATGACCGCATTGAGCGGGATCGTCAGGCCGGTGTCGGGCGTGAGTTGCGCGAGGAGGTGCATCATTTCGCGGCGGCCTCGAGGTGGGCTTCGGCTTTGGCGGCGGCGAGGCGACCGGTCTTGATGAGCCATTGGCCGACGGCGGAGGTTTGCTTTTCGATTTCGGACATCAGCGCGGTGGGCGCGCCGGCGGCGTGGAGCGCGGCGCCGACGCCGCCGAGCTGCAAGCGAATGTAGGCGGCACCGATCAGGAGGAGGAGAAAGCCGGCGAGCAAAATCCAGAAGCGCGCATGCTGCGCACGCAGATCGTTGGCCAGGGCGTTTTCGCGGTCGAAGGCGGCGCGGAGCTTGACGTCGGCCGCATCGGCGCGTTGCGCGGCGGCCGCGGCGGCGGTCTGCGCGGCAACGAGCGCGCGAGAGAGTCGGGTGGATTCGGTCTCGGCGGCGCTCTGTTTTTTCTCGGCAAGGGCGACGCTCGCGGCGCTCTCGCTGAGGAGACCGGCGACGACGGCGCGCAGATCGGCTGATTCGACGGCGGTGAGCGGCTGCACCTGGTCGAGCAGGCCGAGACCGTTGGGGAGAAATCGACGCACGAGATCGGTCGAGCGCGACGGCGGGAGTGTGAGCGCGGCGACATCGGCCTTGGCGAACTCGATATGTGCCGCGCGCGTGACAGATTCGGCGGCGGTGTCGGCGAGGGACGAAGCCTGCGTGGCGTTGGCGCGCGCGCGATCGGCGGCGGACGCGGGCGCGTGAGAGAACCACGTCGTCGGTGCATACCAGCGCTTGCCTCCGGCGACGGAAGCGCACGAGGTAAGGAGGAGCGTGAACGCGATGCCGAGAATCAGTGCGACGAGCATCGGCACGCGCGGCGCGCGCCAGAGAGCGCGGAACATTCTTCCGAAATGGAAAACGGCGCAGCACGCGTGATACCACGCTTGTCGGATGGGACTGAGCTCAGGGCTTATCATGAGCAGGAGGTGGATCGGCGGGCGTTGTACCTTGGGACTCGACATATTTCGTCAGGGTGTCGAGAGCGATGGCGATCTTCGCGTGATCGGCGCCCGTGGCGGTGAAATTGGCTTGGACCTGTCGCAGGAGACTAAGGGCTTGTTGTGGATTCATGATTTTATATAGCTAATAACAAATAAAATATAATCATCACGCGACAACCAAGCGACGAGTGGTGCCGCCGGAATCGGTGATCGTAATGTAACCCGCCGAACCCGGAACCAGTGTGCCGGTGGTATAGGTGCCGAAGCTGATGGAGCCCACCACATGCAGGGTCGCGGCGGGGCTGGCGGTGCCGATTCCCACATTACCGCTGGCGGTTATTCTCACATGTTCATTGTTGCCGGTTGCGAATGCGAGACTGCCAATCTCGCTCCCTGATGATTGGATCGTCATCGTGGCCAACTCGTCGGAGGGCGGCCACGAGCCGGAGAGCTTCTTATTTGTGAGAAATGTCAGGTGCTGGTCATCTTCGAAAAGATCCAATTTACCTTGTGGGATTGCGGTGCCGATGCCTATGTTTCCATTGGTAGCCACAACAAAATCATTGAGCGTGCCACGAGCGGAGAGGTGCAGTGGCAACAAGGTCGAGCCGGAAAAATAATCCGACGTGATGAGGTTGCTGCCTGAGCCAGCGACATTGGGCTTGAGGCTGATTGTCGCGGCACCGGTGCTTTCGATGATGCTTAAGCCGAGATTCGACGTAGCAGGGGCCTGGACCACGAGACCGTAATTGGTCTGGGGAGCGCGACCGAAACCGACGATGCCGTTCGACCGCAATGTGCCGCTGATAGTCATCCCGGAGGCGTTCGCGGTCGCCGCGACGGAACTGGCAGAATAGCATAGCTCCACCGTATTGGGCTTGCTCGCGTGCGTACCTCCGTATACGCGTAACTGCGCACCATTTCCGGAGCCGGTCCCTCCCGAAACATACATAAAACCATCGGTGATGTTTTTATAAAAACCGCTAGCGCCCCCCGCCGAGGCAAACAGGGCCAAGCTACTGGCGGTGAGCCTAGCGCTCAATACTCCGGAAATAGTAAAGTCTGTGTACGAGGTACGTATGTTCAGGGGGGCAAAGTCGCTACCGGCAGCATTAGTCACAACGATCGTCGTGCCGCTATCATTTCGAGCCGTGATGGCACCGGAACTGCCGCTCGTATTCAGGCCTGCAAACGTCGGTGTCGCACTCGTCCGAATATCCTGGATCGTATCGATCACGCCGGCCGTGAGCGTGATCGAATTGCCCGCCGAAAGCGTGGCGGCATCCACGAGGGTTGCGAGCTCGTCGAGGGCGCTGGCGACATCGGTGCTCGTCAGTCCTTCGTCGGAGGAGAAGAGCACGTCAAGCGCCGAGCCGGTCAGGGCCACGTCGGCAAAGTCAGAGAGCGGAACCGGCTCGTCGTCGTGCGTCGGTGAAAGGAGACCGCGGACGCGCGCGCCGGCGGAGAGTTCGAGGTCATTATATATTTTACGACTCACGCGATGATGACCGCTCGGAATTGATTGCTGGTGGGAGGCTCGGCAAAATTGAGTCGAACGGTATTGGTGTCGGGCCGACTCACGTCGCATTCGACGTTATCGTAAGGCGATCCGTTGCGGACGACATTCACCACACAGTCGCGCGTGTCGAAATTGTGCGTGAGGTCGAACTGCGTCGCGGAGCCGTCGCCGAGATTGGCGGCGTATTTGTATTTTTTCCCTACCCAGGCGGCGAGGATGTCGGCCGTCGGCACGCGTGAAGTGTCAGTGCCGGCGTCGAGTTCCGCCTGCGTGAGCAGTTCCACGATGCCGGCGGATGTAGTCGTGGCCGCACTCGCTCCGGTGCCGAAGGTTGTCCAGGTGACCGAATCTTCGTCGAGCGTTTCGACTAACGCGGTCTGACGATAATTCACGTTTTCGTCGGTGCCTCCGGTGACGAGCGTCAGTGCGCTGTTGAGCTCGGTCGCGGTGCTCGCATCGAGGGCACGCGTCATGGTGGAGGTCGCGCCGGTCCAAAGGTAGATTCCGTTTTCTGTGTCGTCGGACTGGGCTTTTACGAGCACGCGATCGCCGGCGCTCATCGTCACGCCGTCGATTGTCGCACCCGGAGAATCGAGATCGATATTGCCTTGGGTCGCGACCACGCAGGGATCTTTTTGCTTGAGCCCCTCGATCGCGGAATTGAGATCAGCCAGTCGCACCGCATCGTTGTCGTCGGCGGGCGCGGGGAGATTGGTGATGCGTGAGATCTCGTTGAAGTCGAGATCGCTGAGGATGCTTTTAGCCATGGCGGGGGGAATTATTGGCAGCGCGCTTTTCCCGCGGTCGCAGTCGAAAACGCGACGCGGGTCTGATTTGCAGTCGGGTTGGAAATCTCGGCCTCTATCTCGTTGCCGCCGGTGTCAAAGATCGTGGTGGCTACGATCGCGCCGAGGTTGTGATTTATGATCCAGAGCGAGGAGGGCTCCGGTTGGGAAAAGGTAAAACTCGGCGTAGGCGAAGGATCCACGCCACGCACGACGGTGCCGACGCGCTTGAGAATCTGTCCGTCGGCGATGGCACCGATCGGAAGCACGGTGGGACCGCTCGTCGTCTTGAGCGCAGTCGCAACGCCAGAGGACGAAGAGCCTCCGCTCGATGAGAGATCGAGCGTGAGCGTGGAGTTTTCCCCGGTCAGCGTGAGCGGCACGCGCGAGCTTTTTCCGGATTGTCGCGTGACGATCTCGAGATTCTTGAGCGCGTTGAGCGCGGCAATCGCGTCGCGCAACGCGTCCGGGTGTTGCAGCGCCCAACGCAGCGTGGAGCGATCGGGCAGCGGAATGCTCTTGGTCGTAGGCGACATGACTTACAGATCGCTCGCGTTGATCACGGTGGTGGTCTGCTGCAATATATTGCCGCGATAATAGCTCAGCTGGCCGACCTGATAATTGAACGGGCCCGTACCGAAGATCGCCAGGATCATACTATCGTTATCGCTCTGATTGGTCGGCAGCGGTATATCCTCTGGCGTGGTGATGCCGGGGGTCACGCCCGGCAAATAGAAATCGGTCACCAGCTGACAACGGACCACCTGCGTGCCGGGCGCGTAGGCGGCACGCGTGCGCTTGCCGATTTCCTTGATCAGCAAAGGCGTGTCGAACGGCGATTCGGACGCGTCGAGCTCGATATGATCTTCGTCGATGAGATCCCAATCCTGCAACGCGCCGTAATAGGTTTCGCCGTCGAATATATAAAGGAGATCATCGGCGGAAAAACCGTGATTCGGCACATAGAGCGCGCGTGATGATGACCCCACCAACATCGGAAACAGTTGCGTAGAGTAGGAGTCATCAACCGGGGTGGAATTGTATGAGATGAGCGACGGGGTTAACGAGCCAGAAATGGCGAGCTGCGGCGCCGTCAGACGCACGGAAAAAGCGATCCTGTCGCTCCCATTGTAGGCCGCGCCGGATACCACGGCGCCGTCGAGATAGGGCACATTCTCCATCAACTCATAGATCTGGTTCTGTAAATCGGAGATATTGGCGTCGTAAGGGATATCGCCCGATTCATATTCGCCAAAAGAAAAGCGATAGATCCCGCCGTTAAACGCCGGCGGCGGCAAGATGATATCGAATTCGAGTCGGGAATCCGTCCGGGAGTAATTGCTCACGGTCGCACCGCCTGCGGCGGTCACATCACTGAGCGCATTGAGCGCATCCTGAATATCCGAGCTCGATGCGGACCACGACAGCGCTGATGTCGTTGTCCAGTATTCCTCAAAGAGGGTGAGCGTGTAGGTGCCGGCGCTCACCACCGGCGCAGGCCAGGTGATATAAAATGAAAAGCCCCCATTGCTTCCAAAATTATCTCTGATTCCGAACGGGTTGTCGGCCGACAAAGTCACTCCGCCGCGGCTGGATACTCCCGACAATGCATTGATAATCGACTGAATATCGGATAGGTGAATTTTGGTAATATCAATGTGCGCGGTGGTCTGGCCGAAAAATGTCAGCGTATAATAACCCACACCTGTGGCAATCGCCGACCCGTTATCCCAAAGGATTACCTTTTGCGTGATCTGGCCGGTCTCAATCACGCGTGTATTGTAGAATCCGCCGTCCGGAGGAATCGAACCGACGTATACCAATCCAGTCGCGTCTAGCGTCGCGGCGGCGTAACCAGTGGTATCGTGGTGAGCCACAATCGCGAGATGTTGGGAACGATGACTCGCATTGCCGAACGTAATCGCTATATCGAATACTACATCCTCCGTCGATCCCTCCAGTGATGAGGTGTCGGCGGAAGCGGCAGGGAGCGGATCACCCGCAACGGCACGCATGGAGAAATATTGCGTGAACCCATCAGGCGAACGCGTCAGCGATGAGATAAGGGAATCGAACAACTGGACGGCGAACGATCCGGTGGTAAGGGTCGCAAGTGGGGCGCCGGCGAACACCACGGAGAAGCCGCCCGCATTGTAGGCGCCGGTCACGCTCACGCCGCCGAAAGCGGTCACAGAATCCAGCGAATTGAGCGCCTCGGCTACGGTCGCGGCGTCGGCATCGAAATCGAGACTGATGGTGACATCCTCAAGCAACGATATCGTATAGGTGCCGCCGGTCGGATACAGCGCGGGCACGCCGCTGTCGCCGGTGACCGTCTGCGCGGTGTAGATATCATAACGCAGGAGCGACAAATCCGGCTGAAATATGCGATACGGTCCGAACGGTTGCGGAAAATCGCCAGAGAGCGAAGGTTTGGTGAGGCTGATGCTCGACGGCTGTTCCTGGTGGAGCGGGATCGTGCCGTAAGTGCGCGTGAAGGTCGCGATCGAGCCCTGCGTGATCTGCGGTATCGACTCGTCGAGGAGGTACACCCCCGCGTGCTCCGGATCGACGGTGCCGCGCGGCGTCGGCACGAAACGATCGATGTGCACCACATAGGTTGCGGTGTAGGTGTACGTCGTCACGTCGCCGTTCTGCGCAAAGGGATACGCGCGCGGGGAACGGGAAATGCGACGCGCGATGCCGTAATCGCCATCCTGGTACTGAGGGAGCTGCGTGAGTCGGGGCATGAGGGATTAGGAACCGGTGAGGGATTTCAACTGCGCGTCGATGCTCGCGAGCGCGGCGTTGGTCTTGTCGAGCTTCGACGCAGCGTAATCGCCGCCGAGCGTCTGCTCGGCCTGCTGCGTGAGGGAATCGCCGAACTGCGCGATGGTCGCGGCCTCGCCGTTGCGCTTGAGGAAATCGACGACCGCAGCGCGCTTGCTGAGCTCGTTGTTCACTTGCGCGATTTGCTGATTTAGCTGGGAGTTGCGCAGCCAATCGCCGTAGTCGAGATTGATATCGGGATTGCCCGGCACGAGCTGCTGACGCAATCGCTGCAGTACGCCTCGCAGCGACTCCACCGACTGATTTTCGTACGTTGTGCCGGTGCGGCCGACGGCTACGCTGTAGCCCTCGTAAGCGGTGGTGAGATCCTGCACCTGCTTGACCTGGTCGCGATAAGCCTGCGTCTGACCGTTGAGGATCGAGAGCAGAGCGCGATTGCGATCCGTGAGATTATCCACACCGCCGATGAGCAGGGTCTGCAACTCCTGTTGCTTTTCCTGCGGGGTCAATTCGTCGAACAACACCTGCAGACGCATACGCTCGGCGGCGTTGAGCTCATCGATATTGCGCGACATGAGGATCTGCAGCTCCTGGAGGATCTGCATGCGCGTGGTCTCGCCGGTGAGCAGCTCGAGATGGAGCTTCCCCTGTGCGCTGCGCTTTTCGTCGAGGGAAACGAGATCGGCGGCGGCCCTGACCTCATCCTCGGCGAGCTTCTGTCGCGTGCGCGCGAGCTCAGTTTCGACGGAGGCGAGCGCGGCGATTTGCTTCGTCGCGTCGAGATGCTTTTCCGTCTTGTCGGCGATGTCGGCGCGGAGGAGGGCGATTTCCTTTTGGAGGACGGCGCTCTGCTCGTAGAGCGGGAGCTGTTTGCGCTCGGCGTCGAGCTGCTTGATCGTGCTCGCGAGAATGAGATCGTGCTGTTCGAGCTGCACTTTTTTCAGCGTGGCCGTATCTTTTGCGATCGCGGCGGCTTCCTTCGCCATGACATTTTCGTCGAAACGACTGGCGACGATGCGCTGAAGATGAACCGCAATGTCAGCCTGCAGCGCGGCGATCTTCGTCTCCGCATCGGCGCCCTCGAGCGCGGCTTTGAGCGCAAGCTCCTCCGTCTTCTGTCGCTGCGCGACGAGCGCGGCACTTTCCACCAGCGGCGGGAGCTGGCCGGCGAGGGCATCCTTGGTTTTTTTTGTGCTGTCGGCGACAGACTCGGAGCTGGTGAAAAGTTTTTTGAACTCCTCGCCGCTCGCCTGCAGGGTGTTGATCAATTCCTGACGGCCTTCGCGGGAGAACAGTCCTTGCATCTGGGCCTTGTTGAGCGCGACGAATGCCGCCAGGGCGATGCCGATCGCCGAACCGATTTTAAGAAAAATATCGAGGATGAACGAACCGCCGACGGTCACGACGTTGGTGAATTCCTCCAGCTTGTTTTTCGCCTCCGACAAATCGCGGAGCGTCGTGCCGGCGATCACCGCGTGCGCAGAATTGGCTTTCTCCTCGAGGGCGCCGAAGCCTTTTTCGCCGAGCTCCTGCAGGGCGGTCATCGACTGGCGACTGCTCTTGCCGACGATGTCCTGAAGGGCGACGAAGGCGCCGGCGCGATCGCGATTCTCCACATATGCGGCGGAGATTTTCTCGAGGGCCTGATCGAGGGAGAGGCCGATGAAATCCTTCGCCGACAAGCCGAGCGCGGCGAAGGATTGCGCGGTGACGGCGTTGCCCGCGCGCAGATCGTCGAGCTTCGTGCGCGTGGTGTCGAGGATGCGATTGGCATCCTGCGTCGTGCCGCCGGCATCGCGCACGGCGAATTGGAAGGACTGTAGCTCGTCGGTGCCGACATCGAGATTGTTCGCCAGCTTCACGATACTGTCGGCGTTCTCCAGCATTCGGCGCGAAAATTCGCCGATGGCGCCCGCGGCGAGACCCTTCTGCAGACTGTCGAGCTTCTCGTTGATCCCGCTCACGGCCTCGGTCGTCGCGGCTGTGGACGAGACGAGGCCCTGTTTGAATTCCGAGACATCGAGGCCGAGCTTGGCGATGATTGAGGCGGTATCCATGGCTCAGTTACGCGAGGGCGAGACGGTGCGCGACACCCAGCGGCCGATGAGCTCGGCGGAGGGGTCGATGATCTCGATGCCGGCGGCGATGGCGTGCGCGCGCCAGAGCTGCAGGAGGAGCGACTGCGGCGTATCGAGGATCGCCGTGATCGACCAACCGTAGCGCGCGGCGAAGTAGTCGATGAGATCGTCGAGCCAATGGGGCGAGGGCTTCGGGATGAGGCTGCGCGGCTCCTGCTCGCCGAGCGTGCCGGCCGGACGATCGCGAAACACCGCGGACAAATACTGCGCAATCATCGCCGCGGCGAGCGGAAGGAAGAGCAGACGCGCCTGACGCGCGACGCGACGGCGTGCGCGAAAGCTGCGCAGACGAAGCAGCGGCGAGCGAGGACGCGACGAGGGCGCGTTCGGCATCGTGCCGTCGGGCCGGCGAAAGAGCGGATGCAGACGCCAGAGCAGCGCGAACACATCGACGGCGCGCGGCTCGCGGCCGGCGAGAAAGGCATTGTCGGCGAGCTCGAGCTCGAGGCGAATGCGCGGCGTGAAGTGCACCACCGGGAGGCCGAGCAGATCGGGCGCGCACGGCAGATACGCGAGCAGGCGACTGCGCTGCTCGTCGTCGAGGGCGGCCTGGATTTCCGGTGGATAACGCATGGTGAAAAAAGCCCCGACGGCACGACGCCGGCGGGGCTGAAAAACAAACCGCGCGCCGCGTCAGCGCTCGATCATTCGCTCGTGGTCGTGAGGATGAGGAAGCCCACGCCGACCTTCGTCGGTTGATCGGTGACGGAATCGGTTACGGTGACCTTGAGGTAGTAGGTGCCAGTGGCGACGGAAGCGCAGGTGAGGACGCCGGTGGTGTCCGAGATCGTCAGGCCCGAGGGCACGGTGGCCAGTGGATACTCTTCCGTCCAGGCGCTCAGATCGTAAGCGAGGGTTGCGCCTGCGCGCGTATTCTTCACCGCGCCGGCATCGAATGTGCCGGAGGCACCCACAACGCTCGCGGACTTGACCTGACCGGCCGAGGAGAGCAACGCGGTGAGCACGGGGTTGATCACTTCCTCGAGCGGCACGGACATCGTCACGACCTTGTTTTTCGTGCGCTTGGCGCCGACGGAGCCGGCGACCTTGTAATATTTTTCGCGAAACGCGCAGATGTAGCCGGGACGAGGGATCGGATCATCGACGTTGATCAACTGGAGATTGACCGAGCCGGAGAAAAACCCGCTCGCCTGCGTGATGCTGCCGAGCGCCTGACCGGCGGGATCGGCGTGCTGGGAGTGGACGGCGGCTTCGCTGATCGCATCGTCGGCGTAGAGGTAATTTTGCGCCGGCGAGAAATTGATGCAGGCGACGAGGGAATCGCTGACGGCCGCGATGCCGTCGGTATATTTCGGCTGGGAGGTGATGGGCGTGGCCATATTCTCGGGGCGCGTGTCAAATCGCGGCGAATTTGTTATTGCGAATCGCTGGGGGAAAGGCAGGGATCGCGGCGTGAAAACTCCTCTACTCCTCGCGCTCCTGGGCGCGCTCTGTCTCGCGCCCGCGCTGAGTGCGGCGGGCAAAAACGTCACGGGTCAGGTTTTTGTCTCCACGCGCGGCGCCGGCGCGTACAAGTTCGGCGGCGTGGTCGTGCGCGTCTTTTCGCTCGACTCGCTCGAGCGGCTGAAGCGCTCGCAGGAGATGAATCTGCCGCTCGGCTATCGACAGCACGACGCTGAGACGAAACGCGCGGATCAGGTCGCGGCGTGGGTCGCGGCGCTGAAGGACGAGCCGCAACTCGGATCGACACGCACGGACGCCGACGGGCGATTCTCGCTCACGTTGTCGGAGGATGCGCCGGCCTTCATTTTCTGCGGGGCGATGCGCACGATCGGACGATATACCGAGTGGGATCTGTGGGTCGTGCCGCTCGACGGCGACGCGATGATCCTGACCAACGAAAATCGCTGGGAGCAGCCGGACTAAGCGGGCCAGTTAGACATGCGTCGCTCGTAAACGATCGTGAAACGCTCGACGATCGTGTCGCGCTCGCGATCGTTGGTGTCATCGACGATCTGCGCGGCGGCGGCGGGCATGATGTCGTTGACGACGAAATTCGGCAGACGACCGTCGGTGAAATTCTCGGCCGAGCGCGCGAAGCAGGCGCGAATCGCGCCGCGCGACTCGTCGATGACGCGATAACACCCGACGATGTCGCTCAGAACATTGCTCGCGCGCGGCAGGCCGTAGGTGACCACCAGTTCGCCGGTGAATACGCTGTACTCCTGCTTGTTCGTCGGGGTCAGGCCGCGCGGCGCATCGCCGGAGGTCGCAACGCGCGTGAAGGCTACGGCGCACACTTCGTCGGGCAGCGGCGAGGTGTCGCCCGGCAGACGCACGGAGGAGAATCCGGCGATCGTCTGGAGGATATCCTGGGCGGCGAAGAGGAAGGCGGATTCGTCGCAATGGAAGGCTTTGAGCGCGTCGGAAATCATGATCGGGAAAAAATAAAAAGGAGCAGGAGGAAGAGCGCGGCGAGCAGCCAGGCTCGCAGCCAGATACGATCAAGAGGCGGTTTCATCGGAAGGGGCGGCGTTCGCGGAGAGCTGCGCGTAAATCTGGTGAAGGCCCGTGGCGGCGAGACCGAGCAGGAGTCCGAGCCAGGGAGAGGATGCGGCGAGGCCGGAGAGATCGGCGAGAAGCGTGGCGCCCGCGCCGAAAAGCGCGGCGGCGATGGGGTAGGCGTAGCTGGGCAATCGCGGAAGAAAGCGCTTCACGAACCAGGTACAGGCAAAGGAGACGAGCGGCGTGAGCAGCACGGCGAGTTGCGTGAAGGTTTCCGGGAAAAGCGCGGCGAGGTGGGCGGATGTAGTCATAATGTGGTTACGCTGAGATTTCCTCTATGGCGACGAGCATAACTCTCTCATGGTCCGTCTTGTTGTGCATCGCCGCCGCGCGCGTCGTGTAGATCGCGGCGGCATACATGCGCGCGGGCATCATCCCGCCGATGCTCACGTCGATGAGCACGAGACGGCCGGTGTCGTTGTTCACGATTGCCCAAGCCTTGATCGGGCGTCGCTTTTTGATCTTCATCGGCTGGATACGCCCCATCGGGCGCACGAGGTGTCGCGCACTTCGCCGGTGTCCTGGCGAAAGACGCTGCGATTGTTGCCGAACTGGATGCGGAAGCGGTACTGCGTGAGGATCGCCGCAACGGCGAGCGCAGACTCCGGCACCATCGCGAGGTCGAGCACCTCGTGAATACGCGCGGCCGTGCGCAACTCGAATTCCGTAACAGTGCCGCGCTCGCGCGGGACGATGCGGAGGCCATCGACCAGGCCGAGACTCTTGCGCGGTGGATGTTTCGCGGCGAAACGCTCGAGGGTGGCGAGTTGTTCGGCGTCCATGACTCAGGCGGCGCGGAGGCCGGCGGCATCGCGCATGAGCTCGAGCTGTTTTTTGAGCGATGTCTCCATCGCGTGCACGCGACTCTCCATCGCGTTGCTCACGATGCGTTCGCCCTCATCCTGTCGATTCGCCCACGGCGTAGAATTGATCGAGGTGATCGAGGGCTTGTCGCTGTCGAGATCGTCGATGACGCGCGACTGACCGAGCTGCGGCTGATTGCTGATCCATCCGGCAACGGTGCCGCCGACGGAAGTCAATGCGGCAAGCCAGCCGGAGCGAGCGAAGCCGACGAGCGCGAGTTTCTTTTTTGTGTATTCCTTCAGCGCGCGACGATCGGCGGTGCCGAGCACGAACACCTTCGTGTTCCACTTCACCACGCGACCGCGACTCACGCGCTGACTTTGATGCAGCGACGGCGACCACGGCGCGGCCGTGGCGCCCGCAAGCTGAGGATTCGTCACATGCTGCGTGAAGGCGGCGAAGGCGGCGTAGTCTTTCTTCTCCACGATGGCGGCGAGACGCTTGCTGCGAAAAGTATCGACGGCGAAGGGCTTCACCGCGTGGAAAATATCCGTGGTCACACGTTGACGACCCTGCGCGCGAGAATGCGGCGGCGTGAAGGAGATGATGCGCTGCAACAGCAATCGCAGCTGATCGCGCACGAAGGTTTTTTTGTCCACGTCAAGACGGCGAATCATCGTCTCGGCCTGGACGGCCCAACGCGTGGCATTCCACTCAAGTGACGGTCTCATGACTCGAGTCGGCGCAACGCGAGCTTGATCTCGGCGCTGCCGGGATGATCCACCACCTGGGCGACGTGATAGATCGCGCCGTCGGCGAGGGATTTCATATAGGTGTCGAGCGTCGGCGTCAGGCCGAGAGAGCGACGCAGGAGGACGGCGGCATGACAATTCACGACGAAGCCGGCATCGGCCATCGCGCGATCGGTGTGCAGCGTCGTGAGCGCGGCGCGAAAGGGATCGCCAGTGACGACGCCGGTGGAGTAACAAAGCTGAAGGTTGGGCGTATCCTCGGCGTCAGTACTCGTGTACGCGGCGCCGAAGACGCGCGCGCGTTCGGCGGCGGATTGATCGGCGAAGCGATGCAGGGAGGTGGCGTAGCTCATGAGGAAAATGAGAACGCCGGCAGCGGCGCGGGGCCGGCTGCCGGCGGTTGGGTGGCCGGGAAGGTCTGCGCGAGACGATCAGGAGCCCTTGTGGAGTCCCTTTTCGACGAGAGTGGCGCGGAGCTCGTTGAGGAGCTTGGCGATCTTGGCGAAGTTGTCGTTGATGTCGTCGGACGCATCCGAGGAAGTGTCGCCGATGGCAGCGAGCGTGGCGTCACTGGTCGCGCCGCCGGTCGAATCCGTCAGCGCGACACCGGCGGCGTTGGAGCGTTGCACGGCGGCCGCGCCGTGGAAGCCAACCTTGTCCACGGCATTGTCGCCGATGACAAGGCCGCGAGCATCGTTGGAGATTTTCTGAGCCATGATGTATCCGATTGGGTGTTACGAGCGGGGCGCTCAGGTGAGACCGCCGACGGTGGCATAGGCGGTGGCCGGGGCCACGACGGAGCCATCGGAGGGCTTGGTGAAAGTCACCGTCGGAACGGACTCGTAGCTGGAGCCCGCGTTGGTGATGGTGAGACCGGTCACCGCGCCGTTCGCGGAGATCGTGGCCGTGGCCGTGGCGCCGCTGCCGCCGCCGCCGGAAATCGTGACCGTCGGCGCGGCGAACGCACCCGAGGAATTGCGATAACCATAGCCGGAATTGGTGACCGTGAGCGCGGTGATCTGGCCCTCAGTGCCGCTGTTGGCGCCGCTGACGATGCGAATGAGGTTGTTCGGGTTGCCGATCGCCATGCCGTCGAGCCAGACAATGCGCATGTGGATCGAGAGGTCGCCGACCTGACCCTCGAGGATCAAAAGACATTGGAATCCGGTGCTCGGATCGGTGACGACCTGGAGCAGCGCCGTCCGCGGCAGATCCGGCATGAGATCGAACGGCGTGCGCGGCGCGCGAGAGACGTAGGCCAGGGCATCGCGACTGCCACCGATGCCGACGAGATTGCCATCGGGATTGGGCATCTGCGCATACGGCCCGAAATCGAAGCCCGACACGGTCGGCAGTCGGCCGCTCTTGATCGCCATCGCGTTTTGCGCATTATTGTACTCGCTGACGATCAGCGTGTCGGCGAGCAACGCGGCGTAGGCCGTGGAGTTGACGATGCAGTAACGCATGCTGTCCTGACCCGCGGCGGCGTCGCCGTTGATCGTCGGCATGGCGACATTCTCGGGGATGCCGCGCTCGTTGCACGCCGACTGGAGCGCGAGGATCAGATTCGTGCGCGTGGCGGAGGCGGCGGCCACGGTGATCGTCGGGCCGACGCTGTTTTTCGTCGTATCGAAATTCGCATTACCGATCAGGGAAAAGACGCGCGCGGTGATCGCCTGCGCGAGCTTCACGCCGACAGGCAGCGCGATCTGATCGAGGAGGTTGAAACCCTGCTGCGCGCGATTGATCTCATCGACGGTGAACTTGTGATAGATCTGCGGGAAATTGGAGAGCGGCACGGCGACATCGGTCATGCTGAAGCCGGAGGCAGAATCGCCGAAATTGCCGACGGCCGAGTCGCCGAGGATGCGACTGGTGGCCGTCTGCCCAAGAGCCATGGTCTCGACGCGACCGTCGACTTCCTTGAAGCCCTTGGCGAAGGTGCCGAGCAGCGGGAATCGCGTGAAGGTGAACGAGAGAGCGCGCTGCAGCACGATTGTCGCGGCGGCGAGAGTGCCGAGAGCGTTGTCGCAGAGCTTCGCGCTCGAGAGCGGCGAAAGCAGGGCGTTGACGCCGAGGAAGGCGACGAGCGCGGCGGGAGCGCCGAACGCGAGATCGACGGCGACGAAGGTCGCCAAAGCCAGCGCGACGAGCATCGCGAAGCGAGGGAGGTGGAGTGAGGAGCGCATGGGTGGGAGAGGCGAAAGGGTTTTGTGGATACGGAGCGGGGAGAGGGAAGGAGCGATCAGTTGCGACCGGCGAGCGGCGCGATGTTTTTCGCGTAGAAGGCGGCGCGCTCCTGAGGATTTTTGATCTCGGAGTAGCTGCGGATCAGCTCGGCGTAGTCGTGGCCGGATTCGTTGCTCGTCGGCTTCGGCAGCGAGGCGGCGGGGAAACCGAGACAGGCGACCTGCTCGGCGGCGAGGTCGCCGATTTTTTTCGTGATCAGCGCGGCGGCGCCGTCGGATTTCCCGACAAGGATTGCGCTGGCATCGACGCCGAAGAACGAGCAGATTTCGCCGAGCTGCGCGGTGGTCGCGGCAAGCTGCGTCTGCGCGGTGGCGAGATCGGCGGTGAGCTTGGTCACCTGCGTCTGCGCCGCGGCGAGTTCGGAGCCGACGGCGACCTTGTCGCGAAACGCGGCGAAGGCGCCGGCCAGGACGGTGCGAAAATCGGAATGCTTCGGCGCGACGGTGGTGGCGGTCGTGGCTGCGGTCAAACTCGCGGTGTCATCGACATCCTTCGCCGGGTCGGTGTGCGTGTCGGCCAGGGCTTGCAGGGTGGCGAGTTCGGCGGACTCATCGGTGGTGAGCGCGGATTTTTCCTTGGCGAGCAGGGCGGCGAGACGGAGACGTTGAGATTTCTTCATAAGAAATGGTCGGGGATTTCTCTGGGTGGCGTGTCAAATCGCGCGGCGATTACAGGTGGATGTGCATCACCGGCAGGAGGAGGATATGCAGCGGCGGATCAGCGCGTAGTGAGGGCGCCGGCGGGGGGGATGTAACCGAGGATGTGTCGGAAAATTTCGGACTCGGAGGCGACGGTGGCATCGACGAGTCCGCGCTCGAGGGCCTCGTCGCCGTCGAACCACTGACCCTGCATGGTGTCGGCGGATATGGCGGGACGGCGCGCGGTGACGAACCCGGTGAAATTCGCGTTGATGCGATCGACGCTCGTCTGGAGGAATTTTTTTTCATCTTCGGTGAGGGCCTTGCCCATGAGGCCGATGCCCTTCAAGGCGCCGGCGCGGAAGAGTTCGAGTTTGATGCCGAGTTCGGCGAGGTATTCACTGTAGTCATACAGCGCGAGGTAGGTGCCGATGCTGCCGATGGTCGCGCTCGGCGCCGCGAGACACACGCCACACGCGGCGAAGAGCCAGTAGGCGGCGGAACACGCCTTGTCGGAGGTAAATCCGATGGTCGGCTTGATCTCGCCGAGTGCGACGATCATCTGCGCCGTCTCGGGCGTGCCGGTCGCCATCCCGCCCGGCGAATTGATGCGGAAAACGACGGCGGCCACATCCGCGCGCGCGCCGAGCTCGGCGACGGCGAGCTGTAGACGATCGAGGGAGAGCAATCCGAAAAACCAACAGATCATCGCGTCGTAGCCCTTCACGATCGGGCCAGAGACCTCGACGGTCGCGATGCCGTTGCTCACGGAGTAGAGCGGCGCATCCCAGGGCGCGACCTCGTCGTCGCCGGCATAATCGTCGTCCGCATCGTCAGCACGTATGATGGGCGCGGCGCGTTCGGCGATGCCGCGCTCGGTCGTAGCGACGAAATCCGCGATGAGCACACAGTGTCGCGCGGCCTGCATCGCGAATGGCGCGCAAACGAAATCCGAGAGGAGATTTTGCGCCGCAGTGAAAAGTCGGGAGAGCGGAAGAGCGTGAGGTTTCATCGGAGGGAATCAGGCGGCTTCGGGGAGACGGCGAAGCGATTCGAGGAGCTGCTTCGCGGCCTCGGGTCGCTTCAGGAGTTCGGAGAGCGCACCGGCCGCGTCGGAATTATTTTGCGGCAGCACATCCACCGCCGCGTCGGCATCGCCGGGCGCGACGGAATTCACGTTGCGCCAGTTGTGCAGGTCGGACCACGAGAGATCGCGCTCGGCGAGTCCGTTTTTCACAAAGGCCAATTCGTCGAGCCAGGTCGTCATGTGCTGCTCGAAATCCTGACCCTGCCAGCCGAGCAGACGACTGTAGGTGATCACGCCCATCTTGAGCTGGTCGATCTGCAGTTTGCCATCGCGACCGAAATCGACGGTGAGTCGCGGCGGGGTGATCCAGTGACATTTCCACCACTCTGGGTCGGAGCATTTCGGGATGCGTCCGACCTTCATCGCCTTCGCCGTGAAATAGACCCAGACGCGCTGACAATACAGTCGCACAAGCTGCATCTGCTGCTCCTCGATCCAGCCCTGCGCATCGGCGAGGATGAAGCGCGTGTTCGCGCCGCCGAGCGCGGCGATATTCCAGAGCAACTCAGGCGAAACGCCGACGCCCCACGCAATGTCGCGAATGAGGAATTCGATCAGCGACAAATTGTTCGGGTGCGGGTGGGAAGCGCCGTTGAATTTGAGTCTTTCGCCGGGCCGAAGATCGGGAATCTGGCCGCCGCCGTAGATGCGCTCGAGCGTGACCGGGCCGGCGAGCGTATCGACCGTCGAGACATTCCCACCCTGGCCGTATACGGTGCTCGGCGCGGTGGTCGTCGGGTCGCGCTCGATCCAGTAACCGTATTGATTGGCGAGCTTTACGCCCTGCTTGATGTAGCTCGTGATTTCGGCGGCGTCGAGGAGATTGTTGATCGCATGGGCCAGCACGGTGAGCCCGCGCGATTGACCGGCTCGCTCGTAATCGCAGAAAAAAATCACGTCGTTGGCCGGGACATCGGTGAATTTTCCCGCGTCCCCAAGGAAGCGATACGCCTGCGCGGCGTTGTTCGCGTCGTGCCGCACGCCGTCGCGCCAGGACTCGTCGCCGGCCGAAGGCGCGGCAATGTAGGTGTTGCCGATTTGATGCGCCTCGAAAAAGGCGACGCGACCGAGCCCAGCCGCGCTGTCGGTGAGGATCGAGGCGCTGTCGCCGTCGCGCATGCGGAAGCGCAGCAGTGCCTGCTGCGAACTCGCGAAGCTGTAGCGTCCGCCCACGTCGAAGACGAATTGAGAGTTCGTGCGATTCTGGAATTCGCGCTCGGCGAGATCGTTCCACGCTTTGTCGCGCGTCGCGGCCTGCGGCACGAGACCGGTGCCAGCGATCATGCGCGCGAGACCGTTGACCACGCGTTTCGCGATGCCGTGATTCGCATAGAGGAAGCGACCCTTGCGGAGCATCTCCATGCGCGTGTAGCTGGGAATCTCGCGGCGGGTGTCGAGCTGGGGAAAGTACACGTATCCGCGCAGTCGCGACGAGTCGGCGCCCTGGTGTCCGTTGTTGCCATAGCCGCCGAAACCGAAATTGCCGATATCGGCGCGCGCCGTCGGCGGCGCGGCGACGGCGACGCGCGATTGCGACTTGAGGTGATGACGACGGCTCATGTGTCGAGGAAGCCGCGACTGAAGTCGGCATAACGCGTCGTCGTCGGCGCGGGAGGCGTGTTGTCGGGATCGATCTCGGCAAGGACGGAGAGCGCGGCGGTGAGTCGCGCCATCGGCTCGAGCACCACCTGACCGGTGGACGCCTGACCCTCGAAGCTCATCGAGTTGATCACGACGGCATCGGAGGCTTCGCCGTCGCCGAGCGCCGCGATGTACGCGCGCAGACCCTCGACATTCGGCGAGGGCGAGCCGACGAGAAATTTTATGCGGAGAAACTGGCGAAAGGTCTCGATGCGAGAGGCGGCATCCATCGAGGAGCGCGCGTGTCAAAGCCGACGAGCGCCGCGCCCGATGCAGGGCGCGGCGCAAGACGCCGGGCAGCGATGACGGCGGCGACGTGCCGGCCGTGAAAACCCCACTCGATCTGCAGCTCCATTACCCCCGAGTGGCTCGATCGCGCAACGAGGTGAGAAAGGATAATGGCGGAGGACAACAGTCACGCCGGCGTGTCAAAAATCAGGTCTCGCTTTTCGCGGTCTCCGCTTTTTTTCGCGCGGCGCGCTGCGCGACGGCCGCTGGAAGCGCGAGGTCGAAGCTCGCGAAGCATTCCTTCAGCGCGTCGCGAAAATCCTGCGGCCCGAGCTTTTTCCACTCGCCGTCGATGAGGGTTTCGTTGAGCAGCTCTTTCTCGAATTCGCGGAGTTGTCCATCCTGCGGCAGACCGGGGATCCAGAGTCGCGGCGGGAGGCCGCGCGCGGACGGATCAAGCTTGTCGATCTCCGTGCAAGCCTTGATCTCGCGCACCTGTCGAATCGAGCTGACCAGTCGTCGTTGCCAAAAATCGTCCCAGTACCAACATATGTCGAAGGTCGCACCGCGCCACGCCTCGGCGATCGGTCGTTGCCACGTCGGACGCAGTTGCGCCGTCTTGTCGTCGCGACCATAGCTCGGGTAAAAAATTTTGTTCGAGTCGAAGTGCAGCTCGTAAACTTCGTCGGTGCGATGACCGCCGGCGTCGATGAGTCCGCACCGCGGCGTGAAGGTGCGCGAGGGATCGGCTTGCAGCGAGTACGGACGCAGCTCGCCGGTCTGCGAATCGCGCCAGCCGCGCAGGGTCGCGAGCATGTCGCTCTTGAGGATGGCGACGCCCCAGTGGATCACCGCGATGTCGCGCCACGCCTCGCCGGCCGTATCGAGTCGCGCGGCGGCGACGACGAATTTCCACCACGCATCCTGCGTGTCGGCGCAGATCGTCACGAGGTCCGGCACCCAGGGCAGCGTGCCACGCTCGTACGGCGCGCGACACTCGATCAGGTCGCGATCGGTGACGAGGATGTTGCGCTCCCAGAAAGGCAGACCGCAATGCTCGGCGAGGAAGTTGCGCAGGGCTGCGGGATCGTGCGCGCGCTCGGCGAATTTTTTCGCGAGGTGACCCCACGTCATGTCGAAGTCGAGCGACACGAGATCGGAGTTGTGTTCACTGCGCTTGCTGCGGGGACCGCCGCCGTCGGCGGGGATCGGGTTCGGGTTCGCCGAGACGTGACGACCCGAGAGCACCATGGCCTGCTTGTGCGTGAGGTATACGCCGTCGGCGTGGAGCGCGCGGACCTCGGCCGAAAAACTGCAGAGTGGATTCGCGAGATCCGCGTCGGTGAGCGGATCGTCCTGATTGATCCGACAGCCGCAGACGCATTCGTAATACGTCTCGGCGACGATGCGATTGTAATCCCAGCCGCCCGGATTCGCCGCGGCGTCGAGACCGGGGAGGAGTTTGCAGTGGCCGAACTGCAGTCGGCCGAGACGCGGCATGGAGTAGGCGAGAGGCGGGGAGATCGCGGGGCCGTTGCGATTCGTCGGATCGTTCTCGATCCGCAGTTGATCGACCAGCGACTCTCCCTTGAGTGTGAGCTCCTGGAAAGTGCCGCAGTGCGGACACGGCACCATCAGGAATTCCAACGTGCCGGTCACGACATCGCGATGATGCGGCGACGCCCACTTGTCGGGACGCGAGATCGAGGCGAGTTGCGCGCCCTCGATCCCGCGAATGCGCGAGCGCGCGCCGTCGGCCGGGGTGCCAATGCCGGCGATGTCGGTGACGAGTTCGCAGTCATCGTTGATGAAAAATTTGATCGCGTTGGTGCGAAAAGCGCCGGCCGTATACGAGCCGCTGATACGCACCACCATGTTGCCCAATCGGATGATCGAGGCGGTGGCGTCGTCGGGGTCGAAACCGGTGTCGTCGGCAAACAGTCCGAGCGCACGAAACGAGGGGATGAGTCGGCCCTTGTTCACCTCTTCGGAATTTTTTTTCGAGCCGGCGGAAAACTGGACGTTGCCCGGATCGTATTTCGCCATGTGACAGATCCGCATGAGCGCAGCCTGTGTGTAACCCGCGCGCGACGCCTTCATGATGTGTTGCTCGCGCACGGCGGGATCGGTCGTCGCCGCCATGAAGCGCCGACAATGCGGCCGACGTTGCGAGTCGAACACGCCACCGTGCTCGACCGGGAGACGCGAGCGATCCGCGAATTGCCACACCGTCTCGCCGAAGCGTCGCGAGCGAAACGCCGGGATCAGGAGATGATCGATGAGCCAGGAGCGAAGCGAGCGAAGACTGTTGCCGGGTCGCGCGGCAGTGCGACGATCACAGGGAGGAATGCTTGATTCTTGCATCTTACGCCGCGCGGCGTAAGATGCAACAGGTTGTAACCACGCGGGCGGCGCCGGTAGTTCCGTCGCCGGCACATCGAGCAACATCGACTGCTCTTCATTCATGCGGCGGGATTTTCCTCGTGCGCCGGCGCGATCGCCTCCGTGCCGAAGCGCGATGCGCGCAATTCCGCAAACCACTCATCGGCGAGCGCTCGCGCTCGCGCCCGCGGCAGGCCGACGCGTGCGCTGAGGAGATCGACGAACGCCGTCGCCATGTGCGCCAGGAGAGGAGCCAGCTCTGTGAGGATGTCGTTGATATGCGGTCGATCGCCGCGCTCGATCTCGGCCGCGTCGAAATCCTTTTGGCACTTGCGCAGCGCCTCAAGCGCGCTGTCGCGCTCCTTCGCGAGCAGGGCCAGTTCCCCAGATGAGGTCTCCGTCGACGCTCGCGCCGCATCGTATGCCGCCATCGCCGCCGCGACGTAACGACCCTGCCGCTGCACCGCGTCGGCAAACGACATCGGCTGATAGTCGTCGATGTTGAGCGCGCCGCGCCGTTGTGCGTTCGCTGCTCCGGAAGGGGTGCCCGACAAATTTTCCCCGCCGCCCGGCGGCGCCTCGCGCTCCTGACCCGCCGACATTTCCCGCGCCGCCGCGCGTGCGGTGAGCAGGCAGGCCGGCACCGCGTTTTTTTTCACCCGCTGCCACCATTCGACCATCGCGACCGGATCGTCGAGCGGCGGCATGTCGGGAGCCGGCTTCGCGGCCCGACCGTCGGCGAGCCAGCCTTTCACCGACCGGATTTTTCGCCCGTAAATCTCCTCATAGAGCGAGCCATCGACCAGAGGGTGAAGGTAGCCCGACCGTGTCCGCTTGGCCGGGACAGCCAAAGGCGCCGCCTCGAGGGTCAACCCGGGCGCGGCGGTCGGTGCAACTTCGCCAGCGGCGCTCACGCCCTCCCGTCGTGTCAAAGGTGCAACTTACTTTTTCGGGCGCGGGCATAAACTTACGCCGGGAGACGCCACAACCCTAGACTGGGGCGGAAAGGGAAAGAGATTCCTTGTGGGTGGGGAGATAGGCACATTTATCACCGACTTTCTACTCTCAGCTAAATAGGCGTTTTAATTTTTATCTTAGGATATATAGGTATTATCTATGTATATCTGTGATTGGATATATAAAAAGGCTTGATGGCCAACTACTTAACATCAAGTTTAGTTTTTCTTAAAGGAGCATAGATAGTCATAGTGCCATAACAAAAAAAGACGGGGCAAGGGATCAACAGCCCGAAACAAAGAGTCAAACCGCCGCGAAAACCTCAAAACTGCAGAGATCGCAGGTGATGGTCGCGCGCAAAACGACGTATCTATGCGGCGGACCGGCGGGCCATCAGAGGCTCCCCCCATGACTCGCTCCTCTGCAGTTAGACACCATCCCCCTCCGGATCGCGACTATACCCCCGGGAGACGAATATATCCCCCTCGCGCGGACAATAGTCCTATCGGCCCCACCCCCCTCCTCCTCTCAGTCCCTTTCCCTATCGACCGCTGATCGCGAGCTCGACGGTGTAGCGACGACTCCGACCTTCACCCTCGCCGCGGAAGCGCACACGCTTTTGGTCAGCCAAGGAAAATATACGATCATGCATTTCCTTGGAAAAAAATAGCCCCAACATCCTGCGGCAACGTGGGCTCGCCTCGTAATGCTCGATCCCGCCGTCGCTCGTGCGCACCTTACCATCGAGCAACCAGCGAAAAAAGTCGTTATCATTGCAACAGTCAACCAGCTCCTGGAATTCGAATCGCTTGACGGGCAGCGTCGGCGTGAGATCGTGCGCCAGACTCTCCACGAGTCGGCGTTGATGAAGTGTCTTTTGATCGGCAAGCTCATCGTCCTTCGGCCGCTCGAGCGGATTGCCGAAGCCGGCCGCCTGCGTAATCCCGCCGAAGATATCCGACCACTCAGCGAACGTCGCGATGCGAAAAGGCTTGTCCGAGCCAGGCGCGTGCGCCTTTGGCCGGCCGATCGCATCCCAATTTCTGATCATCGCCCAGAGCGCGCCCAGTAGCTCGCTCCGAACTTCGGCGCGATTGAGCACACCGGGATTGAGGTCGCGCGCGTGTTCTTTCTCTTGCAAATCGAATTCTTCGACAAACACGTCGCATTGCAGCATGCGCCGTTGTAGGTCGGGGGAGACGCTCAAGTTGTTTCCCGTGATGATCAGCACCGTCGACTTTTTCGTCTCGAACATACGTTGCGTCGCCATCACGCGCCCGCTCCACACCGGCGAAGTCATGAAGCCTTCGAGCAAAGCCGATTCGACGTGACCCTTGAGGTTGTCGAGGAAGAGGTAACTCGAGCCCTGCAACGCGGCAGCATCCAGCACTTTTCGCAATTCCGCTTCCTCCGATTTCGGCGTGTTTTTCGCGAGTCCAAAACTCGGCGTGATCGCGAGTTGAGCGAGCAGCGATTTACCGCCGCCTTGAGTGTTGGCGCGATACATGAAGCCCATTCGGGCCGCTTCGGGCGATTGCATGCCCATGCCGAAAAGCGCCAGCGCAGCACATACCGCCACGGAAAGCGACCGGCTCCGACCGCTCTCCGCCTCGATGTCGCTCCAACCAAATTCAGAAAGATAACTTCGCCAGATCGCCACGGCTTTCTCCAAGGACATCGTCTCATCGATTTTGATCCGCGACGGCAACGTGTAGATCTGCGCCTCATCATCGTAGCCTTCCGGCAACAGTTCGCATCGACCATCCGCGCGTCTCACCGGCATTCTGACTGGGTTCACGCGCAGGATCTCACGGATTGCGTGCGCGAAAAGATCGGAAGCAAGACACCCTTTCGCCGTGGTGACCGGCATCGTCTTCGGCAGATTGTAGGACTTTTTATCCTGACCGCGCCCCGACTCAACCACATCGAAGATCACGCAATGCGAAGTCACCCAAGTCAAAAAACGCTCGGGCGACATCGGGAGCAACAGACCTGTACCGGCCTCCACGGTCACGATCACGTTTTCGCGCCGGAAAATCGGCGCGGTTGCGAGCGTCGCACCCATGTCGCGCGCGAAATCGGCCAGCACGCGATTGCCTCGGCCCGGCAGCTCCACCCACGGCTTGCTCGGCGGCTCGTTGTCGTCGCTCTCGACCCCGCCGGGCAGCACGCGGATTCCGCTCGCGCCGGCGGCCGCATCCACCTCGGCGCCGAGATGTTTGCGCGCGAATTCGTTGGCCGCGTCGGATTGATCGCTCATGCGCTCGCCTCCAGATCGGCCAACGCCTGCGCGATGTCGGTGTTCACCGGCGCGTAATGCGCGAGACCCGCACGCAGCGCCGGCGTGTTGTCCTCGTGTCCGTCGATCGCGAGCCGCGCGCGATCGAGCCATGAGGCCACGACATCACGTTCACGCGGTCGATCGCAGATCGGACGCAGATCCGCGCCCGGTCGCAGATAGAGCAGCTTCTGCAAACGCGGTTGCGCGAAGCGCTGCCACTCCTGCACTGTGCGACCGCCGACGACGCGCGCGCCCATCTTGCCGCGACGCAGACAGCCCGGCAGCCGCGACAGTCGCACGGCGGACCACGTCCCGCGATCGGCACCGCACATCAGCCCGCCCATGAGGAACGGCATCATGTCGCGTTTCTCTCGATCCCACGCCTCCTTGGTCGCGCAATCCACGCGCACGAGCGCATGCACGCTGCGACTCCCGCTCGTGTAGAGTGCCTCGATCCGCAGCGGCGCCTGCGCGATGAAGCCCAGCCAGTCGCGCAACGGCGCCTCGTCGCTCTCGATCACGAAATAACGAAACGCCGTCACACTGCGCCAGGTGCGACGCGATACCGATGCCTTGCCGTCCGGACCCATCGGCTTTTCCGGGTTCGGAATAAATTCCCCCGTCACCGGCTGCGGCAAAAACCAGATACCGACCCGCCCCCCCTCCGGCGGCTGATCGATTGGCCACACGGCATCGCCCTGGGAATATTCGTTGGAAAAAATCAGCACGCGCTCCGTTTCGTCGGGGTAAAGCAGACGCAGAAATTCCGCCGACGAGACCGTCGCCGGATCGACCGCCGAGCGCTCGGCGAGCCACACGGCATCAACCTGATTGCGCCAGGGAGCGGCGATGCGTTGCAGCTTTTCGAGCTCGAACTCGACCTTCTTTCGCACTTCTTCTTCGGTCGGGATTCCGAGATCGCGACGCTGCTGTTGACTCGGCTTCCATTCTCCATCGTTGCGCAGATAGCCGCGCGGCCATTTGGAATTCAACGCATCGGTCGAGCGCAGTTTGTGAAAAATTTCCGCATCGCTCCACGGTTGATCCGAGCGCTCACAAAATTCCCGCAGAAACGGCAACGCCTCATGCTGCGTGAACCCGAATCCGTGGAGCAACGCACGAGCCGCGTTGAACACCGTCGCGTGTGAATCCTGCGGATCGCCCGGATCACGCCGCGGCGCCTCCATCGCGGCGATGTATCGCCGAGCCCGGTCCTCGATCGAAACTCGTTGTCCCGAATATGCCATGTTGTTTCACCCTTCGTCCTCTGTCCATGTTGCCTCGGCCGCGCACGCCGCGCGGCGAAAAGTCTGCTCGTGTCAAATCGCGCGCTCAGATCGCGATCGCTCTCGACGACGGAAATTCCAGCACGCGCGGTGAGGCCGCCTCGCGCAGCAAATCGAGCGGACTCGGCGCAGCCAGCACCTGTTGCGGCAGCACATGCGCGTAGATCTGCGTCGTCTCGATGCTCTCGTGCCCGAGCAGCTTGCTCACGATATCGATCGGCACATTCGCCATGAGCAAATGAGTCGCGAACGAGTGGCGCAGCACATGCATGGTGATCCGCTTCCGAATCGCAGCCTGATGCGCGGCGCGCTTGAGCGCCTTCACCATGCTATCCGGGTGCATATGATGGCGACGCACAACGCCGCTGCGCGGATCGCGTGAAAGACAATTACTCGGAAACGCCCAGAACCAGCCCCATTCGCGCCCCGCGTTGGGATACTTCCGCTCCATGCCCTCCGGCAGCATGACCGCCGGCGTGCCGCGAATCGCATCGGCCTCCCAGAGCGCGCGCACGCGCTGCAGATGCTCGCCGATCCGTGCGACCAGAGTGGCAGGGATCGGCACAGACCGATCCTTATCTCGCTTCGCCCCGCGAATCGTGAGCACTCGCTGATCGAGATCGAAATCGCCCGTGCGCAACCGCACGCCCTCCATCAGCCGAAGTCCACAGCCGTAATATAGTTCGAACATCAACGCCCGCGTACCCGACCCCGTGAGACTGAGCAGTCGCTGCATCTCCGGCGGCGACAACCACACGGGCAGTCTCCGCGGGATGCGCGCACGCGACCACTGTCCCAGATCGCCGAGAGGTCGCTCGAGAACCTGTTTGAAAAGAAACACCACCGCATTGAGCGCCACAGCCTGCGTCTTGGCCGCGACATGCGGCGCCATTGCCTCGAGCCAACCGCGCACGCGTGACTCCGGCGTGGCGAATTCGGGATGAACAATACAGAAGTCAAGAAACCGCGCGATCTGCTGCGAGTAGGATTGTTCCGTGGTCCATGCGAAATGACGTGTGCGACAAACCGCCCGCACCCGATCGAGTATTTCTCCCTTTTTCATACTATGCTAGAATGTTGGTCGTATAATCACTTGTTAGAGGGCCATTGAAGCCCCATGGTTGTTTCGCAGCGCTTGTCGGAAAGAGCCGCATACGAAGCGTTGAGTTCGATGAGGCACGCACGCCGGCCGCACTCGATTGCGACCTTGCCCGTTGTGCCGCTTCCGCCGAATGGATCTAGCACGGCTTCGCCGGGCCCGGCGGCGGCGACAATACAGCGGCGTGCCAGTTCGGCCGGCATCGGCGCCGGATGGCCGTCGGCGCCGGCGGACGCCGCGATCTTCCACACGGACTGCGACCACCACGGCTCACCGGGATCACGCACCGTGGAGTCTTCCGACTTGCTGAGCTGAAAGAGGTATTCGTGAGCGCTGGCCGGTCGATCCAGCCGGTTCGGCTCATTCGCCACACCACGCCACCAGATGATTGTTTGTCGCAGATACCAGCCCGCTTCACGCAGCGCGAATGCCACCATGAAAGGCGCGAGCGTGAGGTCTTTCGATTTGTATCCTGGCGGCGCTTTGCGCCAGCCGCGGCGGCCTACGATCGTGCGCCATTGCTGGCGGCGTTTCCGCAGGCTTCCACCGCCACCGTTGCCGCCGGCCGCGTAGCTATCGCCGAGGTTGAGCCAGAGCGAGCCATCGGGCTTGAGCACGCGATGCACTTCGTCGAAGACCGCGAGCAGAGCGTCCACGTAGTCTTCGGGCGTGAGTTCCATTCCGATCTGGCCCTCGCATTCGTAGTCGCGCTTTTGCCAGTAGGGCGGGCTGGTCACGCACGCCGCGAAGTAGTTTGCCGGCATCGTGCGCAGCGTTTGCACGCATTCGCCGTTGACGATAATCAGGGGCTGGCCCTCTAACAAATCGCCAGACGCAACGCCGGGCGCTGGTCCGTCCTGCGTGCTAATCTCTGGGGCGGCGTGCGTCATCTCAGGAGTTGGGCTTACTCACGACTCGGGTGCAGACCATCGTTTTGCATTCGCGATTCGGGCACCAGTAGTCACCGCCTTGGCCTGCGCATTGCGAGCAGTCCACGCACTCGCCCGGCTGATACCAGTTCGGGTCTTCCTCGTAGCCGTCGAAGAAGCCATCGCCTCCGCACGCGGAGCAGTCCTCCCATTCCATTTCGTAGTCGCACAGGAGGCAGGTCATCGCGCCGTCGCTGCCGCGATAGCCCAGCCCAACCAGATCGCCAGAGCGCAACGGCTGCGCCGTTGCCTCGTGTTCGGGTGTCTGTCCGGATGTCATGTGTTGTCCTCCTTCGGGCGCAGCCGTTGCTCATCTCCGTTGTTCGACCTATCGTGCGTGCGCCGCTTGAGCTTCGCGGGCCACCTTGATGCAGCGGTCATACGCGGCCTCGAAGTCGGCCTCACAGTGAGCAGACGGGTGCATTTCCTCCGTCGTGTCCTGCGAGGCGATTTCCTCGATTGCCTCAAGTAGGTCGGCACGGCCAGCGCCGTCGATGCAGCCGCGTTCGATGGCTTCCCACTTGAGAATTTCGGTGTGCAGTTCAGACGCGAGCACGCTGGCTTTTGTCAGCGCCTCGGAAGCGCCTGCGGCCTCGATGGCGTGGCAGAGCGCGAGTGCTTTTTCGGATGTCTTCATATTGTGTCGTGAGGTTAAAAGGTCGAACCAACGGCCCAGAGCCAACGCGGGCCAGTGTCACGGGGTTAATCGGAGCCCTGTCCTCCGCGTGGCTCATGCCGGACGTT